AGATACCTCCACCCGCCACGCTGTATTTTTACAGCGTTATGCGGGAGGTGAATCAAAGAAAGCGGTACGCGCACTCTCTAGGCTACGCAGGGATATAAACGCGCGACTATCGCAAGAGCAAACCATATTCCAACGTAACCGCCTTTCTGTGCTACTGGAGGATATTGATAGACTCTACTATCAGGCATACACGCCATTATCTCAGCAGATCAAGATGGGCGCGTTTGATTTAAGTAAATCAGAAGGCGCGTTCACAACTAACCTATTCAGCAAGGCCACCAGCTTTGATTTCATCTTACCCCCTGACTCGGCGTTGATAGCAGCAGTAGAACAGGCTCCAATGAATACTTCAATAGGGCCAAAGGCGATTACCATTGATGGGGCGCTGGAGCAATATGGCGCAAAGAAGGCAGCGCAGATCAAGCAGACGGTAATTGATGGGGTGGCATTAGGTGATACCACTCCAGACATTGCCAGCAAGGTTGGGGAGCTGATAAATACGTTACAGCGCAGGCAATTGGATACGATGGTGCGCACGATAACCAACCACACCTCAAACGTAGTGCGTCGAGCGGTATATGAACAGAATGGTGATGTGCTGGATGGGTATCGATGGATTTCTACGTTAGACAATCGCACAACCTTTATCTGTATGAGTAGAGATAACAAGGTATATACGAATGTTGGTGTTGATCCTATGCCCCCTGCGCATTGGGGCTGCCGATCAACCACAATCCCCGAGGTTGATCCTAAGTATAATCTAGGCGCAAAGATTACAGGTGAGCGGGCCTCCAAAGGTGCAAGCGGTGGAAAGCCTGTATCTGCCAATAAAACCTATGGCGGATGGTTAAAGACGCAGCCTAGAGAGTTTGTTGATGAGGCGTTAGGCGTGGAGCGGTCTAAGTTATTCCGATCTGGCAAGCTAACCATTGATAAATTCGTTGACCCAACAGGGCGCGTCTACACGTTGACAGAATTAGAGAGAATGAATCCGTTTGTTTTTGCGGATATGTAACCGTGGCAGTGCCGCACAACAGGGTCAGTGACCCAAAGGAAGCAGTATGTTTATACGTTTGAACCGTGGATATTTTGATGAGGCTGGAGATGATGGTGGTGATGGAGGTGGCGCAGGAGATGATGGTGGTAATGAGCCTACTGTTGCTGAGTTGCAGGCCCAAATAGCAGCACTCGGAGAGAGTCAAACCACACTACAGCAAGAAAACGACCGTTTGAGTGGTAAGATTACGGAAGCCAACAAGCACAAAAAAGAGCAAGAGAAGGCCGCAAGAGACGCGCAACGGGCAAAAGCAGAGGCGGACGGTAACTACGAGCAACTGTTCAAATCCAGTGAGGCAGAGCGCGAAAGCCTGACCCAACAACTTACAGGCTTGCAGTCTTCAATCGAGAGTAAAGAGATTAACGGGGCTGCGATGAAGATCGCCAGCAACCTCGCAGAAGGCTCAAACATTGAGCTACTTTCCGAATTTCTAACAAGGCGCTTGAAATTTGCAGAGGGAGGTATTAAAGTTACTGATGAAACTGGCAATTTAACAGTTTCAAGCCTTGATGATTTGGCAAATGAGTTCGCGGGAAGTTCCCGCTATGCTTCGCTAATCAAGGGCAGACAATCCTCTGGAGGCGGTGCTTCTGGTGGGTCAAGTGGCAGCGGTGCTGCAAAAGTAATGCAACGCGCAGATTTCGACGCGCTTGATCCAGTCGCTAAGTCTACTTTTATGAAAGACGGCGGCAAACTTGAAGACTAATTTTTAGAGGATATATAACATGGCTGCAAATACAATTACCGCGATTACCCCTGACATCTATGAGGCTCTTGATATTGTGAGCCGAGAGCTTACAGGGCTGATCCCTGCTGTTTCCCTTTCTGCTAGTGCTGACCGCGCGGGCAAAGACCAGAATATTCAGGTCGATATTGCACAGGCTGTTGCTGGTGTAGATATTACTCCTGCAATGACTGCTCCAGATCCAGCCGCTGAGACTGCTGCTGCAACTACTGTGCAGATCACCAAGGAACGCGCCTTCCCATTCAAGCTATCCGGTCAGGATAACAAGGTGCTGAATACAGGTGTTGGTTATCAGAACCATCGCGCAGGCCGCATTGCTCAGGCCATCCGTGCTGCTGTGAATGAAGTTGAGACTGATCTGGCTGGCCTTCAGTCTACTTTCGGTGGCGCTTATGGTACCGCTGGAACTACTCCTTTTGGAACTGCTAACGATTACACAGACGCGTCTAACGCTCTGCGTATGCTGAAGGATCGCGGCGGTAATGTTGACGCTCAACTGGTACTCGATACCGTTGCTGGTGCTAACTTCCTCGGCAAGCAATCTGCTGTGAATTCAGCAGGCACTGATTCAATGCTGCGTCAAGGCGTGTTGCTTGATCTTGCTGGTATGCCACTGCGTGAGTCTGGGCAGATCCAACAGGGCGTAACTGCTGGTACAGGCGCAAGCGCAACCACTGATAATGCTGGGTATGCTATCGGTGCAACCACCATTACTCTGGCTTCTGCTGGTACTGGTACTATCATCGCTGGCGATCTGGTCTCCTTCGCAGGTGACCCAGATAAGTACATGGTAGCCACTGGTGATGCTGATGTATCAGGTGGTGGTACTATCGTTCTAGCTATCGGCTTGAAACAGGCTATCCCAGCGGCTGCAACTGCAATCACTGTCTCTGCTGCCTCTACCCGTTCCATGTGCTTCGCACGCTCTGCGTTGGTGCTTGCTACTCGCGCACCTTCAATGCCAGAGGAAGGGGATCAGGCCGAGGATGCTATGATTATCACTGATCCACGTTCAGGACTGTCTCTTGAGTTCGCAATGTACAAAGGCTACAAGCAGGTACGTTATGAGGTTGGAGTCGCTTGGGGTGTTAAGAACATCAAGCCAGAGCATAGTGTTTTGCTGCTTGGTTAATCAGTAGCTCAAAATTGCCCCTTCTTCGGAGGGGGTATTTCTGATGTTATTGACCGGAGAAATATCATGCCTTGCGCAACAGTAAAGATTCAGACTGAAAACGGCCCCGTTATCATTAACAAGGCCGATTATGATGAGAAGATCCACACGCTTATAGGCGCTAAACAGCCCACCAAAAAACGTGCTCCACGCAAAGTGAAAGTAAGTGGCTAAAACCGGAACGTTCCTATCCGTACCTGAAAACCAAGAGGGTAAGTCACCCCGTGTGGTCGATGAGTATAGACCTCTACCTGTCGCTGGCGGTGTTGGTGATTTAGTCTTTGACGCATGGGGCCGCCAGAAGGTGGTTAATGATTTCTCCCTGTTTCATGGAATGTATACGTTTGATGTTCCAGACTCTATGTGGATCGAGTATAACGATTCAGTAGAGACCTATCCAAAGACCTCAGCACTATCAGTAGATGGTGAGCTGGTGCTAGATAGTAACGGTGGCACTGCACTACTGATGAGCAAGCGCCATCCTCGCTATCAACCAAATAGAGGTATGTTGTACTCTTCCTCGATGTTCTTCCCAAATAAAACAGCAGACGCTATCCGTGATGCTGGTGTTTTTACCTCTGGATCAGGTGCTTTCTTCCGCCTAAAGTCTGACGGATTACTCTACGCATGTAGACGCTCCACAACTACGGCAGGAGGAACTGTAGAAGATGAAGAGCTGATAACCATGCCTGATTCCTTTGTGGGCTTTGATGTCGAGAAGGGGAACATCTACGATATACAGATGCAGTGGCGCGGTGTGGGTAACTTAAAGTTCTTTATCGGCAATCCAAATACAGGGGTATCTGAGTTAGTTCATGTTATGGATGTACTTGGTACGCTGGATAACCTCAGTATGCGTAACCCTGCTATGCCAATCGCGTTTCAGGTAGAGAACACAACAGAAGATGCGGTTATTAAATGCGGTTGCGTAGATGCAACCTCAGAGGGTGGAGTGAAAGAAAACCGCCAATACAATTCGCTGGATTCTGAAGAGGTCAACCTAACAACAAGCGAGCTGCCAATTCTTACCCTGCATGTAAAGGATGAGATCAATGGCCGCATGAATACTCGCGATCTGATCTTTAATAGGGTGACAGGGTTCTCAGAAGTCAATAGCCTCATTCGCTTATACTACACAAGAACAGCAGCGGCATTCACTGGCACAACTTGGACGGATGCTAGTGTATTAGGCAATACAGAGTATTCGGTGGATGGGAACATAACAGTAAACACCGGACTCATGCGAAAACTAACGACCCGTAGAATTCCAGCCGCTGGAAGCCTAGAGATCACCAATCCTGATCAAGATAACGGCGAATTCTATTTAACCCATGGTGATTATATTTTGGTTACAATGGAGGCCAAGAACAACACCACAGGTGGTGCAACCATTGAGTATGGAGAGGAGGTCTGATGGCTACTATTGTTGTAGAAGATGGAACAGGTAAGACGAACAGCAACAGTTATATTTCTGAGGCTGATTTCTCCACGTACGCCACTGATCGCGGGGTGACGATTTCAGGCACTGTAGCGGTGCTGCTGATACAGGCGATGGATTACATCGAGGAGCAGCCGTATAAAGGTGCAAAGGGTAGTGACGCTCAGGCGCTCCAGTGGCCCCGTAGCGGCGTTGTGATCGATGGGTATAGCGTTGATAGCGATGCTATCCCCGCAAAGCTTACAGAGGCGCTGTGTGAGGCTGCGATAGCTATCGATGGGGGTAATAACCCGCTCGCCAACGAGGAACGCGCAACCAAACGAGAGAAGGTTGATGCGATTGAGGTTGAATATACGGATGGTTCTCGCAATACGGTTTATCTGGCAGCGGTAGAAAGCAAGCTATCCAAACTACTCACATCTGGCGGTCGTGGGTTTAGCGCTCAGGTGATTCGTGGCTGATTTCTACGCCCAACTATCCACAACAGCGGCCCGATTGCTAACCAGTAAAGGGCAGACGCTATCTTTTAGCCGCGATAATGTAACCTCGTTTAATCCGGTTACAGGTGAAGAGACAACGGGCGCTCCAGTGACCTATAGTGGCAAGGGCGCTGTGTTTGGTTACGGGTCGTCTGAGATTAACGGTACTGACATTCAGCGTGATGACAGGCGCATTATCTTGGAGGCTGTTACTACAGCACCAGAGGTGGGGGATTCTGTAACGATCAACACTATTGTTCATCGTGTGGTTGATGTTGAGCAGGTCAACCCAGCAGGTACAGTTGTTATATACAAACTACAGGTGAGAGTATGAGTTTCGCGGCGGATATTCATAAGTTTACTGTTAAGGCTACGCATAACGCTGACAAGGTGTTGCGCGGTACTGCGCTTTCCATGTTTGGTAAGATAATCCAGCGGACCCCAATTGATATCGGAAGGCTTCGCGGTAATTGGCAGACCGAGTTGAACAGTGTACCTAGATCAACAGTAAACCAAACGCCTAATGGTGCAACATCCAAAGGCAATGCAACAATAGGCCGCGCAAAGATTACAGATTCAATATACATTGTGAACAACCTGCCTTATGCGCGGGTGGTTGAGTACGGGCTTTATCCTGATGGGCCTAAAACTGCTGGAGGCTACAGCAAGCAATCCCCGCAGG